TAGAATTACCGATATGTAATGAAATCAATGGCTTAACATTTTATGCATTCACATAATCGTTTTAATGAATGTTTGAATGTGTTTTTCATGATCGCATTACATAAAAGAGAAACAATACATTCAATACCGGGAATGTTATGGCTAACATTCAAAACCCGGAATGTATTGCATTTGTGATCACATATGGTGGGGTGTGTCTGTTTTGTGATCACATGGGTATGGTATTTCATACACGTTTTTCGCTTTTGTGATCACAAATATGAAAACGCACAAATTTTAAGCACATATTGTAATTCAATGATAATATATCAGTATAAAAATGTAATAATATCAAAGCTTTAGCACAATAAAACAGCTCTTTCTGCACAATTTAAAAGGAAAACAGCCAAAACGACACCCTGCGAGGGCCACTGGGGGGTGTGACGTTACACGTATACGTACAAATACACAGAAGTGATTTTTAGTTTTAACAACTTATACGGGTATTTCTTATATGTTCACCAGTATATTAATCACAAATTGTTACAATACTGTAATATTTAGCAGAAAGGGGGTTGACTAGGGGTAAAATATGGGTACAACTGCGGAGCAGGAGCAGCAGAGTTAAACTTTTAGTGTATTTACATAAATAAAGTAATAAATAATAAATAGTTAAACTTTATATAAGAGTGTTGCAATAAAGAAAGTGGACATAGGTAGAGTTTAACTCTTGACATATTCACTTTTTCTAATGTATACTATTATCAAGTAACACACAATAACAAGTATAAACATAAGAGTGTTACACTATAGGTACGTGTCACAAATATATGTGTCACTCTTCCTCTTGTCTCCTCTCCCTCACACGTAGTTTGCGACACGTACCTTTTTTCAACAAAGGTATTGACAATGAGAAACAAGCATATACAACTATATGCAGGTGACAACGTTATTGAAGAGTTTTACTCCGCTATAGCCGAAGGTAACTCACGTAAATTACAACGCATACATATCCCTCGTAGTGATGTATTCTATGTTCGTGCTGCAATAGAGCAGGACACTGGAGTTAGATACTCTTTAGACCATGTAGAAAGAGCTATGTACTTAGAGGGTATGCTTGATCGCAAAGATGTACTAGACCCTGATAGAGAGCGAGACTATGGATAACTTAAAGCTACCTATAGCACTTGTGCTTGCTATGGCTGCTCAGCTAGCAGGTGGTGTGTGGTGGGTATCACAACAGGCAGCAACTATTGCTAGCCTTGAAGAGACAGTAGCACAGTTTGCTAGTAAGATGGCGGTAGAGGATAACGTCAATCTTAAGCGTGACGTACAAGATAACGCAGACTACATAGCTGGTGCGTTTGATGAAATAGATGAACTTTGGGAAGAGACTGAAGAGTTGTGGGACGAGGCAGCAGTAATGGCAGGTCATATGACTAGTATCATGCAACTACAGCAAAGAGTTGCGGTGCTAGAGAACAGCTTAAAGTTTCTTAACAGAGTGGACACCCCTAAATCTGATATGCAGTAATGGACCCCGTTTCCTGCATAGCCCTTGCCAGTGGCGCTTATAAAACGCTTAAGGCAGCTATATCCACTGGTAAGGATATACAGTCAATGGGTAACACTTTGGCTACCTGGGGTAAAGCTGTATCAGACTTTGGTAAGCTAGAAGAACGCGCTAAGAACCCACCTTGGTGGGAAAAGACATTCAAGGGCAGTGACGAAGAAAACGCCATACTCATTTGGAACCAGCGCCGTAAGCTGGACGAGATGAGAAAATCCATTAAAGATGAAATATCTTTTTTGTATGGTCCTTCAGCTTGGGAAGAGGTTCTCAGAATAGAGGCAGAACAGCGGCGTATACGTAAAGAAGCTGCATATGCTAAACAAGAATTTATAGATAACGTAATAAACTGGACAGTAGGCTTAGCTATTGCTATAATAGGCGCTGGGATATTTAGTTTTATTATTTATCTAATAGGAGTATCCCAAGGCAGATGGTAGATGCGACTAGTAGAGGTAAGCAGATTAAGATATGCTTTATACGATGACAACGACAGGCTGGTTATAATAACATCTTACAAACGGATAGCTGAGAATATGGCACGTAACTACAAAAAAGAGTACGACAACTATCAGGGCAAACCAGCCCAGCGCAAACGTAACGATGCGCGTAAGACAGCTAGACGTAAGATGGAAAAAGCTGGTAAAGTTCGTAAGGGTGATGGCAAAGATGTAGATCACAAGGATGGCAACCCTAAGAACAACAGTAGTAAGAACCTACGGGTTACCAGTAAAACAAAGAATCGTAGCTTTAAGCGTACTAAATCAGCAGGAAAAGCATAATGGCTAAACCAGCAAAAGGTAAGATGTTTGCTAAGAAGGTGAAGAACCCTAAGACAGGACGTACTCGTACAGTGTCTTATGGTCAGGCTGGTAAAGCTAAGGATGGCGGTAAGCGTATTCGCCCAGGTACTAGTAAAGGTGACTCATACTGCGCACGTAGCGCTGGGCAAATGAAGAAACATCCTAAAGCAGCTAAAGACCCTAATAGCCCATTACGTTTATCTCGTGCTAAGTGGAAGTGTAGTGGTACTAAATCGCGGAGATCATAATGCCTACACCTACGAATAAAAAATTATATGCTAAGGTAAAGGCAGAAGCTAAAAAGAAATTCAAGGTATGGCCCAGCGCATATGCATCTGCTTGGTTGACTAAGACCTATAAAGCACGTGGGGGTAAATATAGTGGCAGCAAAGCAAACAAAGTCAAAAAAGCCTAAGAAGGGTGGCTTAGGTAAGTGGTTTGGGGAGAAATGGGTAGATGTTAAAACAGGTAAAGAATGTGGTAGGTCGAGTGCTAGCAAAAGTAAAAGACCTTATCCTGCGTGTCGTCCCAAAGCGGTGGCAGGCAAAATTAGTAAAAAAGAAGCAGCCAAAAAAACAGGGCCGAAAAAAGTAAAATGGTCTACAACGGCATCAGGAAATAAGAGTAAGTAATGGCAAAGACTAAATGTCCTAAATGTAAAGGTAAAGGCTGCTCTCATTGTGGCGGCACAGGTTATCACAATAATATGAATCAGGGCGGAATGATGAAGATGTACAAAGGTGGCTATTGTGGTGCATCTAATCCAGCAGAACGTCCTGTGAAAATGGCACATGGTGGAATGGCGCATAAGAAAAAATGACAAAGTTCTATCATAAATATAAGAAGGCTTTAGAAAAGCACGGTTACACGGTAGATGAACATGGTTTTGTTTTCGACAAAGAGAAGAACCAGTGTGCATCAGAAGATCGCTTTGGTAATGTATATACAAATGATGTAAACGTTACTGCTATATGTATTGAAGCAGAAGATAAGAAAACATTAGCTAAGTTAGCTAAAACAAGAAAGACAGCTAATGAGTATTCAGAATCCGGGGAAACCATCAAGGCGTAGGTCTGTATATGGTCACAACACAGGTACAGCTTATGAGACTGTTTATACCTGCCCTGCTAACTGTACAGCAGAGTTGACTTTTATTCATATACACAATTCTTCAGGTAATACTAATATAGCAATAGAATGGTATATACTAGAAGATGATTATACCTCACACTTCATTGAGGGTAAAAACTTAGGTGCAGGTGAGTACCTACAATGGCAAGATATTGAGCTTGTACTACAGGCAGGTGATGAGATTAGAGTAACACCATCTACGGCTGCACATGTAGATACGATATTAACTGTAACTGAAACCTTTGTACCTGTTGGGTAACGGGTATGCAATAATAGGTACTACTACCTGACCTAACCATAAGTATAACTATCTCCGCACACAAACAAAGGAGATCGTGATGCTTAACTTTTTAAAACGTGTATTCAAAGCAATTGAAGAAGCACAACAAAAACGCGCAGACTACAAACTACTACAAATGTTATCTGAGCGAGAACTACGTGACCTAGGTATTGGTCGGTCACAGATAAGAGAGATCATCTATGGCGAGAACTCTAACGGAAAAGCAGCTTAAGTTCCTTGAGGTACTATTTGATGAAGCTGGCGGTGATGTTGTTGCAGCTAAGAAACTGGCAGGTTATGCACCTGAGTCCAGCACTGCAGCAATTGTGGAATCTCTAAAAGATGAAATCGCAGATAAAACACGCACTTATTTTGCTCGTACTGCGCCCAAAGCTGCTATGGCTATGGTTGGCGCTCTATATGATCCTACTGAATTAGGTATCAAAGAAAAGATGGTAGCAGCAAAAGACTTGCTAGATCGTGCAGGACTTGGTAAAGTAGATAAAGTAGATGTATCGTCCTCTGGGGGCGGTATATTTTATTTGCCACCAAAAGAAGGTACGAACGAATAAGTAAAGCGTTAGTAATACCAGAGAGGGAGTTAGGCTTTTGGCAGTTGCCTCTCCCTCCCAAGAAACACAACAAAGAATGGCACACAATAGTTCGGGTAACAAAGAAGATACCGTGGGGCTATGAACTGCACCCTGAGAATGACAGGCTGCTTGTACCAATTGAACATGAACTTGAAGCGTTAGAGCTTGCAAAACGACATCTTAAACAGTATAGTTACAGAGCAGTAGCACAGTGGCTAAGTAAAGAAACAGGCCGATCTATATCACATATGGGCCTAAAAAAGAGAATCGAAGTTGAGCAAAGACGTAGGAAAGTCCTTACAATTAAACGCAAGTTTGCCAAGTGGCTCCAAGAAACCCTTGAGGAAATCGAAAAACTCGAAAGCCAAGGGGTCGGGGCATACTCAGAGTCCAGAGAAGACAGTTGAAGCAGTTGTCACCCCTCAGACAGAAACTGTTCCTGCACAAGTTACTGCTCCTGAGTATGATGTGGATGTTGCACAGGAAATTGTATTCAAGCCAAACCCCGGCCCCCAAACCCAGTTCCTAAGTTCATCAGAACGTGAGGTACTTTATGGTGGGGCCGCTGGCGGTGGAAAAAGTTATGCAATGCTAGCTGATCCACTACATGGCTTGAATGACCCTAATTTTAGTGGCTTGCTTGTACGGCATACCACTGAAGAGTTAAGGGAACTCATACAAAAATCTCAGGAGTTATACCCTCGTGCTGTACCTGGAATTAAGTGGAGTGAGAGAAAGTCTCAATGGACTAGCCCAAAGGGTGGACGCTTATGGATGTCATATCTTGATA